TTATGGCTCCTGCTTCCGGTAAACCCTCTTATCATAATGCCTTCCCCGGAGGGTATATTGACCATGTTAACCGTGTTGTTCATTGTGCTTTAAAGACAAAACAGTTATGGCAAGAAATGGGTACCACTATCGACTTTACTGATGAAGAATTAGTTTTTGCTGCTCTTAACCATGATTTAGGTAAAATCGGCTTTAAAGGGCAACCAAACTATCTTCCTCAAACAGATGCCTGGAGAAGAGATAAATTAGGAGAAATCTATACGCATAATAAAGATCTTTCTTTTATGCTTATTCAAGATCGATCTCTATTTATTCTTCAGCAAAATGGTATAGCTATGAATGAAAAAGAGTATTTAGCTATTAAATTACATGACGGATTGTATGACGATGTTAACAAACCATACTACATGACTTTCAATCCAGATTCTAAATTAAGAACTAATATAGTTTATATTTTACATCAAGCAGATTTTCTAGCTTCTAAAATAGAATACGATGCTTGGAAAACCTCGGGAGGCACTTCAACACCTAAAGTAGAGAAGACAACTTCATCTACAGGTAAAAGAGTTAACGCCTCAGAAGGATTAATGAATACAGTAAAAGGAATTTAATATGGAAATAATTGTAGGAATTTTAGGGGTAATTATTTTAGTACTAATCTACCTGGTTTATAACCTAAACCGTAAGGTAATTAAGCAAGAAGATATACTAGAATACCAAGTTGACTATCTAAGAAAAGTTTCGTATCTTATTAGTGAATCGAAAATTTACGTTGAACAATTAGATGAGTCAGGAGCATTTAGATCAGATGATGAAGTAGGAGTTTTCTTTAATTTTATGAAAGAAATACAGGATACAATAAATGATTTCCGTCTCCCAGAAGACTATGGCAAAGCCAAAAAATAAAGACAATTACTATTTCACACAAGAAACAGAGGATGCAATCGTAAGATATAACGCATCTTCTGACCCTGTTTTTAGGGATATGGTATTTAAAAAAGAAATATACCACCCACTTTATAAGTTAGCAGAAAATATTATACATACTTTTAAATTTTACTACCTGGATGTAGCAAGTATAGAGGATTTGAAATTAGATGTAGTAAGTATGCTTGTAGAAGAAAAACTTCATAGGTTTGATAGTACAAATGGTGCTAAAGCATTTTCATACTTTCAAACAATAGTTAAGAGATGGCTTATAAACTATAATAACCGTAACTATAAAAAACTAAAACAAGTAGGATCTTTTGATGAAATGGAAGATTCCTACGAGGTAGAGGGAGTCCCTAATTCAGAAAGGAAGATTGCATTAACAACTATCGTAGACTATTTTATAGAGAACAGTTATGAAACTATAGATGAACTCTTTCCTAAAGAGCAAGATCAGAAAGTAGCAGACGCTATACTTACCCTATTTAAAACACGTCATGACTTAGAAATCTTCAGAAAGAAAGCTCTCTACATCTATATAAGAGAGATGACAGATTGTGAAACCCCTACCCTTACTAAAGTAATCTCTAAACTTAAAGAAGAGTTTTATAAAGTATACAAATCCTACCAAGACGCAGGATTTACTATTCAATAACATATCTTTAGATATTTATATAATAAATAGACTATGGGATTAGACACAACAATATTTGGAAAAAAGACCGTTTCTGATGTTTTAAAAGAAATTTACGACAATTCTAAAAATAAAGAAAAACAAATCAACGCTCTTATCGGAGAGTTAAAACCTCTTGTTGAGAACATAGGAGATGCAACTTTAGTTGTTCCTATGATAAAAGAGTATTTAGAAGTTGGAGTAAAGAATGATGAGCACCTTATAAAGATGGTAGCACTTGTTCAAAGACTTGAAGGAGCAGGAAAAGGATCTGAAGTAGACTTCTTTAACCCAGAAGAGCTTGCAAAATTAATGGAACAGAGTGAAGAACTAGGAAAACAGTTAGATAAAAAAGACGAAGAGTAATGAAAAGTAATAACTACTTTTTAGGAAATAGGTTAGGGTCAATAGTACAGTCCCAAGACGGAGGTTCCTCTTCTCAACCCGCTTTTATTTTCGGAAGAGTTCTAAAAATTGCATTAGATGAATCTACTGTAATTACAGATCCTAACGGTAACACCCTACCTATAGGCACAATTCTATACCGAAATATATTAGAAGAGAAAGAAATAACTTCTAACGAATACCCAGCACTACCTCTACATACTAATATAAAACAATTTCCATTACTAAATGAAGTAGTAATGATAATGCAAGGACCTACTTCGGATATACAGTCAAGTGTAACAAGTAAAGATATGTACTATTCCACAGTAGTTAACCTGTGGGGAAGTAGTCACCATAATGCACTTCCAGAACCTAATACAGATATAAGTACCATATTAGGGAAAGATGTGAAAGAACTTGCAGATATAAATCCTCTATATCCTTTTCCGGGAGACGTTATAATAGAAGGAAGACAAGGGCAGTCAATCAGGCTAAGTGGAAATATGTCACCTGAGAATAAGTTAGTAGATGAAAGTAATAATGCTAAACCTATTATACTGATAAGTAATGGACAATTAAAAACAGATAATGGAATAGATCACATAGTTGAGGATATAAATAAAGATCCTAACTCTCTATACTTCTTGTCTGATCATAAAACAGATTTAATAGAAGTAAATAAGAAAAGAGCTTCTTACGATGTAGCCCCGTTGAGTGCTAGGCGGTATGTAGGTAATCAAGTTGTACTAAACGGCGGAAGGCTTTTTCTTAATGCAAAAGAAGAGTCTGCATTTATATCCGCTAAAGAATCAATAGGATTAAATGCTAGAACTTTAAATTTTGATGCTAAAGACTATATGTGTGTAGATGCAAATAAGATATATTTAGGAAGAGCAGCTAGAGCTTCCAATACAAAAGAAGCAGTAGTCTTAGGTACTCAACTTGAAAATTGGCTAACTAGTCTACTAGATACTCTTGAAAGTGTAGCAATAGCAATGTCTACAGCAGAAGTGTACGTAGAAAGTAAACCTGCTCCAGTAACTTCCCTTATAGCAGCAGGACCGGAATTAGGAGCTGTATCAAGATCTTTAAAAACTCAAATGAAGTTATTTCAATCTAAAAAAGTATTTACAGAATAATGGCAGGAGAGGTACAAAAAGCAGAGGCATTAAAAGCATCAGCAGAGTCATCAATAGCAAAAGTTAGAGAGGCTCAGAAGAAATTTGAAGAAACAAAAAAACAGGTAGAAGATGCTAAGGCAAAAGCAGAAGCTGCAGTAAAAAAAGCTAAAGAACTTCAACAAAAAATAAAAGAAACGCAGGCTTTGTTTAGGACACCAGGCGGAATAAAAGGTGGTATAGCAGCTATTGCAGCTTCTCAAATAGGTACATTAAGAGGTATGTTAGTAGCGCAGATACAGAAGCAAGTAGTAGCACTATTAAATAAATTCTCAAGCGGATGCCCTGCCTCTAAAGAACTTCAGAAAGTAATTAAGACAAGGAATACGTTAATAAACCACCTAACAAGTTTTGAAAAAAGAATAGCAGTCTTTCAAGGTATAGCAGCAAAACTTACAGCAGTTGTAGGTATAGTAAATGCTTTGATAAAAATAATAACTTCTATACCTATTCCAACAGCAATTATACCGCCTATGTCAGGAGGTATCGGTATTCCAATCAGTATACCTAACAAATATAGTGCTTCCTTAGTTAAGTTAAATAAAATATTGGACAGGTTATTAGGAGATGCAGCTGCAATCTTAGCTGTTGTAACAGCAATAAGTCTTGTTATAAAAAACCTAAAAGATAGGTTAAATTCAATTGACCTAGCAATACAACAATGTAGTATAGGAGAACCAGCCGACCTGAATGAAATACTTGCAACAGCACAACCGCCAGAAAATACAGGATCTGAGGGTACCCCTAACCAAGACTACCTCTATAAGAACTATGTATTAGCAATTATACAAGACCCGGATTCTCCAGAAATAGCACCTAGAAGGTATGCAGTAGCAAAAGATAGAGGAGGTACAATTCGATTAAGAGGAGATTCTTCTTTCAGTTCAGACACACAAGTTCTTTTAGATGAGATTAAATTTAGAATAGATAATCAATTCACATAACATAACTATTTATTAATATGAAGTTAGATTTATTAAAAAAATTAATTAAAGAAGCAGTTCGAGAAGCAGTTCGAGAAGAGTTAGCAGTAATTCTTTCAGAAGATGTAGAACCTACTTCAAGCAAACCTACAGTACAGCATGTAACAAAGTATGCAGAGCATAAACCTGTAGTTGCAAAACCAGTACCTACAGGTAATCCTATTATGGATCTGATGAATGAAACAAAATACTCAATGACTCAAGGAGAATACCAGAACCTAGTAAGTGCAACATCAGATATGGTACAAGCACCAGGGTTAGGGATGAATCCAATAGTAGAGAACTTTAGACAAGGTCCAGAACCAGGATTAGATATATCACAGTTTGATTTTATGATGAGAGCAGGAGATGTATATAAGGCATCAGTACAAAAAGATAAAGAAAGATTCGGAGCATAATGGCATTTAATATACAGAAAATAAATCCACTAGATTTACAGGCTAGGAAAGCAGTTGGAGTTAATCTCCCGTTTTCTTCAAATTCTGTATTTAACTCTACATATACAACACGAGATGCTCTAAAAGCAAACTTAGTTAATCATTTCCTTACAGAAAAAGGAGAGAGATACCTGAACCCAGATTTAGGAGCAGGACTAAGAAGGCTTCTTTTCGATCAAATAACAGAAGATAAAAAAGGTGAAATAGATGCTGTAGTAAGGACTGAAATTTCAACTTGGTTTCCAAATTTGCAAGTAAACGACGTAAAGGTGGTAACTTCTCCCGATACAAATACAGTAACAGTATACCTAAGTTATAGTGTTACCCAGACAAACATACAAGATGAATTGTTAATTAATTTTGAACAATAATGGCTCAAGATAGAGATATAAAATACGTAAATAAAGACTTTGGGGATTTTAGAAGTCAATTAACTGAATACGCTAAAAACTATTTCCCAGACTCTTATAACGACTTCTCACCATCATCACCAGGTATGATGTTT